CATCATCAGAAAGCAGGAAAGCCAACGCCCGTACTCAAAGTCAGCTATAAAACCCCTAACAAAATTATTAGCGAGTACGTATGTTTTGAACATTCAGGCTATGCAAGAGATAAAGCTGTGGTTTGGTGGAACAAGATGATTAGTGGCGAAAGCCTAAGAAAGTCTCCGCCCAAAACAGTAAATGAAGCCATGTTTAGGCAGTTAGAAATCAATCAGCCAGATTTAATCAAGGTAGATTACTCGGGCAAGTTCCCTAATATCGTAAATCATATATATGCAGATAGGTAAACCAACACGTTGCTACCCATTCAAAATAGAGACAGGCGGTTTTATGTTTATCCCATATGATTATACGGAAGCAGAATTAAGTTTTACGGGATGCAGAGAGGATTTAATAAAAATAGAAGACTACTGGGATTCAATTGGGAATCCTAAATACGATAGAGATTTGTCTTTTAAAGACAATATGTATATTGTATACAACAAGTTGCGGTATTGGCCTTCGCCAATGCTTAATAATAAAGTCGTGCAAACGATGATTTTGGAGTATGAGAATGATAATAAAAGAACTAGAAGAATTTAAGTCTGAGCAAAAAGGTAATACCTTGGTGTTTTCGGATATACCTAACCCTGTCTACCATTCAGGTGTTGGGATAAGCAGCAGTAAGATTAGGGCCTTTGGCAAGTCTCAACTGCATGCAATCGAAAGGGTCCAGGAAACAACCCCTGCAATGAACTTCGGTACAGCCGCTCACGCTTTGCTGGTAGAGGGAGAAAAAGAATTTAATGATACGGTAGCTGTTGTTATGGGATCTCCTTATACCAACGCTAACAAAGAGCTCAAGAAAGAATATGAGGAAAGAGGCTTAACGGTTATTAAAGAGCATGAGATGAATGCCATCAAAGGTATGAAAGAACATATGATTGAGGAAGGCAACATCTACCTGAACGCCGAAGGCAAAGTAGCAGAAGCTAGTTTCTATTGGTATGAAGGAGAGGTTCTTTGTAAGTGCAGGCCAGATGTTATTTGTCCTCCTGTTCAAAGCCCTTACCCAGATAATGCTATTTGTGTTGTTGACTATAAAACTACTCAATCTTGTGATCCAGTAGAGTTTGCTTACTCTGTTAAAAAGTATGGCTATGACATGCAAGCAGCTTGGTACAGAAGAGGGATGGAAGCGGCAGGATTTAAACTTGATGAGTTTGTGTTTGTTGCGCAAGAGAAAGTCTACCCATACGCATCCAAGGTTTTTATTATCTCAGAAGAGCAAATGAATCTTGGTTGGGAGAAAATGGAAGGCTTTTTAGAGCTGTACAAGAATCATTCAGAAGGCGGCCATTTATCTGTTTATAACTCACCCAATATTGTTACTTTGTCTTTGTAAAGATGGACTACAAGTTTGAAGAAGATGTAACGCTTTCTAATCTAAAGGATTATATAGACAGCACTTACGACCAACACTATGCCAGCGGAAAATACCAGGCGACTGATATGATTGTTGACGCTGGCTTTGGTGAGGGTTTTTGTATTGGCAATATAATGAAATACGCCATGCGTTACGGCAAAAAAGACAACAAAAATAAAGAGCTTCTTAAAATCATTCATTACGCAATGATTGCTTTATACATCAACGACCAGTAATCCATGCTAGGATTATTGGTATGCTTTCTTATGAAATCCCCCAATACCTCTGTGTTTACGAAGTAGACAACGACATCCATTTAATGGTGTTACGAGCTCGGAACGCCGATACTGCGGAGCTGTTTGTTTTGCTTCAATCAATACAGGAAAGCTCTAGCTTTGTCGCTGGAAAAATTTTGGATGTTAGCGAGATAGATCCTACTCATTATATAAGTCTGACCATTCACTAGAAAGGCTAGGTAGGTATCTAATATCTAAGGGGAAAGATAATACCTTTTGGGCGCCCTAGCAAGCCCTATAAATTACAAGCTTGGTTTAGCTGGAGCAGCAGAAGATGTATCTTCTTTTACCCAAGCTGGCGCATCACTTGATTGTTGTGGAGACATTTTCTCCAGAGGTTTAAAGGCCTTGATGTTATTTTTATCATCAGGGTAGTCTGCGTTAGTGCTTTTCTCTATCCCAAAAGAACACATCACTTTATTGCCAACTAGCTCACCTGCGTTAGCGGGTGGGTTGTCTTTTCTACCAACGGCTTTTACCAAACTAGAAAATTTTCTAGAGGCTATCTCTCTAACCATTTCTTGTTTCTCTGAGTCAGAGTTGGTATACCAAAGATTAAGATTGTCTCTTGCGATCCAACCTTTATACTTCTCACCACATACTTTAACTTCTAACTTGAGATATTCGTTGCCCGCTGCGGAAGTTGTCTTCTCGCATGTGCTAATCTCTGTTAAATAGTCCCCTTCTGGAATAGTGGATTCACCACTATTATTTGATTCAAAATCAAACTTGACGTCTGCAAAATCGCTCATTATTTTTCTCCTTTTGTAAATCCAAGTTTATTAATAATATATGTTAAGTTAGGCTCTTCAAAAGAATCCAACTTACCACTCCTGTCCTTAGCAATATAATTATCGCCAAGAATTGTTTGCAACCAACGATTGGTTACTTTCTTCCCTTCTTCATTTTCTTCAGTGAAAGTCCTAAGACATAACACTTCATCAAAGAAGTAAGGAATTTGTTGCGGTAGTTTTGCACCAACCATCATTGGTTGATAATGGAACATACCTGTTGATTCGTCACGTAGCTTATCTTCCTTTGCAACAAAGATAACGTGCATTTTAAGGTCTCTAAACCTACGCATGGTTCTAGTCATTACCGTAATGACCTCGCCATATGCTTGTCTAGGATCTTTAGACCTTGCTTTTTCCTGTGCTAATAAAAGCTCAGACATTTCGGTAACACTATCTAAACAGATAGTATCGTAATCGAGTTTGCCATTCTCTAGCATATCTGCGATTTCCTCAATCTCATATGCTTCTTTAACCTCAATAGCGGTTACGTTGATCGCGTCTTTAATAGACAACAGCCCAGCTTCCATACTAATGATTAAAGTTTTTCCAGGCGCAGTTGCAAGTGAAGTTGTTTTACCAACCCCAGCAGCACCATACATTAAAATCTTAGCTCCTTGGTTATTAACCAAGTCTCCAGGACTTTTTATTCTACTTAATATATCAGACATTTATCTTCTCCTTTTTATTTAAAATACTATTTTAATTTATTTTAATATGAATTACAATATGTGTAGATTAAATATTTAACGGAATGTAAAATGAGAGAAGTAGACGTAAATCAGTGGAAGGTGAATTATCTCTGGCGGTTAAAGAACTTAACCGAGGAAGAGCTTAAATCATTTAAACAGCAAAAGCTAGAACCAGAATATAAGGAGAGAGAAGTGCAAAGAATAACATTAAAGAAGTATATTGAATTTATAGGTACGGAGCCTGCAGCTGAATTATTTGACTGCTCAACCGCCTCAACCAAAGCTTGGAGATATGGTCTTAGACAACCCTCTATTAAACAAGCTAAAAAGATTATTAAAGCATCTGGCGGCAAGTTAGACTTTGAATCTATCTTTGGTCCTATTGAAGAAGTTGATACAAAAGCTTAACAGTGTTCAATTTAAACGTAACAGAGCAAGACTCTGCGTTGGACATTGCGCTTGCTTATGCAGAATACGGGCTCAGTGTAGTCCCTCTACATCGGCATAACAAAGTACCAACCAAAGAGTTAGGTGGGTGGCAAAAGTTTCAAGAGAGACAGCCAACTACAGAAGAACTAGAGAAGTGGTTTAAGGGGAGAGACGATGTAGTCGTTGCCTTGGTCTGCGGTAAGTTTATTGTAGTTGATGCAGATACTGCCGAAGCGGTCAATTGGGTTGAAGCCAATCTCCCTGTCACACCTTTTAAAGTCGCGACGGGTAAAGGGGTTCATTATTATTATAACAATCCAGAAAACTTTACGACTTGGGTAGCAAGACGTACCGAGGGATATGATCCTGCCAAGCTGATTGATATAAGAGGCGTTGGCGGTCTAATTGTTGCCCCTCATAATATTCATGCAACGGGTGCTATCTATACACCTATTAAAATTCCAGACTGGGATTTAAACGACGTTGAAGATCTTCCAGATTTTACCAAAGAGTTATGGGTCAAGGTAACAGGCGTTGAGAAAGCTGTTGATGGCCAACCTATATCAACTCCGCTATCTATTGATGGTGTGACTGAGGGAAGCAGGAACGATCAAGCTGCTAGGTTAGCAGGATTTTTAATTGCTAAAGGTCTGAATACAAACTTTACAGAGTTCTTTATTCAGTCTTGGAACTCTCAGAACAAGCCACCTTTACCAGCTACTGAGATATCTACGGTTGTTAACTCTATTCAGAAAACCCATGATCGTAAGACTCAGCAAGCGCCGTCTTATATCTCAGGCAAAAGAACAATCAAAGAGCCAGTCAATCTTTATTCTCCTCCAGGTATATTAAAAGATATCTATGAGTATTCAGAACAGGTTGCTCAGATATCTCAGCCTGCTATTAGTATGCAAGCAGCTTTGTCTTTAGGCTCGGTTGCTCTTGGCAGAATGTATAAAACCAATATGAATAACTTTTCATCTTTGTTCTTTATGTGTATTGCTAAGTCTGGCCAAGGCAAAGAAAACGTTAAGACTGTTGTTGAGAATATTTTACAGCAAGCAGATTTTGGCGATCTAATGGCAGGAGATGGGTACACCTCAAGTGGTGCTATCTACTCTTTGCTGAGATACAAGCCAACGCATATAACGGTAATGGATGAATTTGGTAAGCGTCTTGAAAGCATTTCCAAATCATCCAACTCTAATAAAGAAGACGCGATTCAAGTCTTAATGGAAACGTGGGGTAGGTGTCATGGTGTTTTAAGACCTGACAATTACTCAATGATGACGTTGAATCAAAAGCAGCAGAAAGAAGCAATGGATCGCTCAACCATCAAGCCAGCAATTACCCTTGTTGGTATGAGTGTGCCTAAAAACTTTTACGGCGCTTTATCAACAGGTCGTATCGTCGATGGTTTCTTGAATAGGTTTATTGTGGTTGAGTCTAACGTGCCAAGAACTGTAGGCAGGATGGTCCCATTTGTTGCGCCACCTCAATCTACATCTGATTGGGTGTCTCACATACGGCAAGTGGATAACGAGATGGAGCAAATATCTAGGGACAACGCAGAGTTAGATTTTAAATCACGCATCCTGACCTTTGATGATGACAGCAACAACCTCTTTGAGAAGCTTGCTTACAGATTGGTTGATGAGCAAAACGTTTTAGAGAAAGAAGGTCTGGAGGTTTTACTTTCTAGAACAAGAGAGAAAGCAATGAGGCTTGCCTTGATCGGCGCTTTAGCTGACGACAGGAAGGCTAAAGTAATTAAAGGTGATATCACTCAATGGGCAATTGACTATGTTTATTACTACGACCAGCTTCTTGTAGAGAACTGTAAAGATAAAGTTGCAGGTTCTGAAATAGAGGGACGTATCAAACAAGTCCTAAGCTTTATCAGATCGCAAGGGGAGTGGGGTATAAGTAAGCGTGATATTGATCGACGTGAAATATTCAGATCAATGAAGTCGTATGAAGTTAAGGAGATTATAGAAAGATTAAAGAATTCAGGGGAGATACAAGAAAAAGATTTAAAAGCCAAAGGGACTGGACGACCAACAAAACGTATTGTTGCGATCGACCCAGAATTTTTCAATG